GTTCTTGTCTATAACATTTCTCAGAACCAGATTGTAATCAATGCTGGTGATCGTATTGCACAAGGTGAGTTGGTCAAGGATATTGAGTATTCTATTTCCGAATCCGCAGCAAGACCAGGTATTAAAACCAACCGCACAGGTGGTATGGGATCAACTGGTGTATCATCTGAAGGTTCAACTATTATTATCAGTGTCCAAGAAGATGATAGAGAAATTAGAAGAAAGAAAGGTAATAGTAAGTTACCACCTAAACTACCACCTAAATCACCACCTAAGGTTCCAACAAGAAAACCAGGAAGGCCTAAGAAAGTATGACCTTTCCCATTCACCTTGATTTGATGATGAGAATGTGCGGTGCTCTTTCTAAATGCCTACTGGCAGAAAGTTCTAATGTAAAAATTAACAATAGAACACCTGCTGTTGTTGGTGATATTGACACTCATACTAATCTAGGTCAGTTGATTAACGTATTACAACACAATGTTTTGATTGGTGGTATACCTGCTATTCCTGCTATTATAAGTCAAGCATCACCTGACATTATTGGTATTACTCCTCATGTTAAAGGATTTCCAATACCAATACAAGGTTCTAATGATGTCATGATTGGTATGGGTAGTATGGGTGCTACACTTGGTATTATGAATAAACTACTTGGTGGTGGGCTGGGTTCTTTACAAGTTGGTGAGTTGGTGTCTGTAGCAGGCCAAGTTTTAGGAACTGTTTCTAGTTTCACACAGATTGGTGGTTCTGGTGCCGTAGCTCAGATAAGTGGACTAACACCAGGTGTAAATGCTAATCCAGGACAAAATATAGTAGGACAGACCTCAGGTAACTATCTTACAACTGTTCTTTATGTAAGTGGTACACCATATGCAAGTGCCGATAGTGTTACTAATGCTATTGTTACGGATTCTGGTGATAGAGTAGTGGTACAAACATATTTGGATTATTATCCAGCAATGAACTTAACTTCAGCAATGGTGACAACATGACAACTCCTATTGGAAATCTTACAGCATCTTGGGTAAACTCTAGCAATACCTATACTGGTATTGGAATGAGTGTTACATCTATTGGTGAGAGTGCGGCATCTCGTCTATTACAACTATCTTATAATAGCACGATTGTTTTTGACGTTTCTAAGAATAGTTTTTATACATTACCAACAACGGTATCAGGATTACCATCTGCATCTGTTGGTTTAGGAAGAAGGGCATTTGTTACTGATTCCTCTAATGACTTTTCTAATAACGTAATTGGTGTTGTCGTAACAGGTGGAGGATCTACACCAGTTCCTGTATATTCTGACGGTTCTAGTTGGAGAATTGGTTGACAAGATCAATAAGTTTACTATATAATATATGTGAATGTTTCCAGGAGGATTCATTCACTTTTATTCTCGCTAACTATAGGAGAAACACATGACTAAAGAACATCTACTATTTGACCCCTTTGGGTTAACATCTGGAAATCTTCCTAAGACTGCTATTGGATTTGATACGATCCTTAGACGATTACAGGAAGCAAGTGAATACGCTCCAAAAATCCCATCATACCCTCCATACAATATCAAGAAGGTCGACGAGGAACATTTTGTTATCGAAATCGCCCTTGCTGGTTTCGGAAAACAGAACCTTGATATTGAATTGAAGGATGATGTTTTGACGGTTTCTGGCCGCTTAGAGAATGATGATAAAGACTACATTTTCAAAGGTATTGCTGACCGTGCTTTCACTCGCCAATTTACACTTGCCGACACGGTCGTTGTAAAGAACGCGGAGATGGCTAATGGACTTCTTAAAATCTTTCTTGAACGATTTATTCCCGAAGAGAAGAAGGCGAAGAAAATCGACATCCTGGATCCGTTCGGCGTCGGGGAGGCGACGAGACAGTTCCTCTCTGAGGCAACGGCGTTTCAAAAGCAGCTTGCTGGAGAGAAGACAGGTAAGAAAGTAGCCTAAGTAAGTATAACACGGCCGGGACCTCTGATACAAGTCCCGGTCTTCTTTATAGGATGTTATGATGAAACTTGTGATTGAAAAACCTGTAACGGTTATTACACCTACTATTGGTTCTCCAAAACTAAAAGATGCCATTGAGTCGGTAGCAAACCAAACCTACAAGTGTAAGCATTTAATTGTATGTGATGGACCCGAACATTTTGATAAAGTATATCCTCTTGCTGTTGGTGGTGCTATTCAATTTTGTGTAACACCAGAGAACACAGGTAAAGTTGGTGAACAATCATTCTATGGTCATCGTATCTATGCGGCATATCCACACCTAGTAAACTCCGATTACATTCTCTTCCTTGATGAAGACAACTGGTATCAACCAGACCATGTAGCATCATTGATAGAAACCATTGAGACACAGAACTTAGATTTTGCTTACTCTTTACGACAGATATATAATACGAATAAAGAATATCTCTGTGATGACAACTGTGAAAGTTTAGGCAAGTGGCCAATATTTGCTTCACGCAACTCTCCTTATGGAGACCAGTTTCTAATAGACACATCATCATTCTGTTGGAAAAGAGAATTTCTACAAAAGACATGTCACTACTGGCATGCCGGTTGGGGTGGAGACCGCCAGTATCTCTATGCTGTGAAAGACCGTTCAAAATATAATACGAGCGGTAAGCATACACTTTGCTATCGTTTAGATGGCAACCCCAACTCGGTAAGTAAAGAATTTTTTGATTCAGGTAACAAGATAAACGAACAATATTATGAAGGAAAATTTCCATGGCAAAAGATTTAATTGTAGGTGTAGTTGATAACTATAAATGGGATAAGATTAAGTATTGGGCCAACTCTATTAAGAAGTCCGGTTTTACAGGTCATAAGGCTCTTATCGTTTATAATATGGACACAGAAACGGTAAAGAAACTTACTGATGAAGAGTTTATGCTAATTGGTTGTGGCCAATATGATGAAAAGACTGGATTTAAACATGATAATTCCAAAGGTTCTGTCATGGTTGACCGTTTCTTTCATCTATATGGTTTTCTAAACGTATTAAGTGAACCTGTTAATAATGTTATTATGACAGATGTTCGTGATGTGGTATTTCAAAGTGATCCATCAAAATGGTTAAACAATAATGATAATCAAATTATTGTTGGTTCCGAAAATCTAAAGTATAAAGATGAACCTTGGGGTTGTAACAATCTCCAACAGGCATTCGGTCCTTATTTCTTGGAAACTCATGGTGATAATGAAATCTATTGTGCAGGTGTTATTGCAGGAAAAAGAAATGCTATGCGTGATCTTGCTCTAAATGTTTGGTTAATTTGTCATGGTCTTAATCCACATGTTCCCGGTGGTGGAGGACCAGATCAGGCTGCTCTAAACATCCTATTACAAACCGACGCTTATACAATCCAGACAAATTTTACTAATCCTACCGATGGATGGGTTATTCATGCTGGTACATCTTTACCTGCTATCAAGGCTGGTTCAGGTGGTATTGGTGAGGCATATAGGAATAATCCTATGATGGTCTTGCCATTTGTTAAACAAATAGACTATAATGTAACAGATAACGAGATTTATGCCAATAGTAAAAAGGCAACAGTTGTTCACCAGTGGGATAGGGTTCCTATTTGGAAAGAATTAGTAGAAAACAAATACGGAGATTAAGATGGCTTTAGGAGAAGATGATTTCAAGACTATTGAGGAACTTGGTGATAAGTGGCCTTATGAATGGGTTTCGGTAAAAGGTTTAGCACCTTATATCAAACGACTTGGTGAAAACGTAGTTGGTGTTGAGATCGGTACATGTCGTGCCGAGTCTACAGCATTTCTATTGGATAAATGCCCAAACATTGTTAAACTATACACCATTGATCCATATAAGGCGTATGAAGATTGGAACGGTGAGATTACACAAGATACAATTGATAAGTTCCTAGATATTGCACAAAAGAACCTAAAACAATATGGTGATCGCGCGCAAATGATCCGTGAAACATCTATTGATGCTGCATCTAAAATTAAAACCATTACAGATAAAGCGGAGTTTGATTTTATCTTTGTTGATGGTGATCATTCATATGATGCTACATTATCGGACTGTGAAGCATATTATCCTTTATTAAAAAAAGGTGGATTGTTTAGTGGGCATGATTATTCTTCTATTCAAAATGTTAATAAAGCAGTAAACGATTTCCGCACAAAGAATGGTATTACAGCACCTATTAACCTATCAACTAACTCAACCTTCTTCTGGTATAAATGATGAAAAAACCTCTTAAACTTGGATTCATATATTCATTTTCTACGGCCGAAAACTTTTTTATGGAAGCATTAGGCCGTAGATTTGATGTAAAGAGAGATGATAAGAATCCTGATTACCTAATATTTGGTGATTTGAATCCTAATCAGAGTTTTTATACTGATAGTCATTATAATTGGAGTCAATTTAAAAATCCTAATATGGTGACTATCGCATTTACAGGTGAGAATGTTCGTCCTCCTTTAGATAAGGCTCACTTTGCAATTACATTTGATCACCTAAACACATCAAGGCATTATCGTCTACCACTTTATGTGGTTGATATGCATGGTGCTGTCCAAGAAGGATGGACAGATGATTTTTACCAGATTAAAAATGTGGTACACGACTATGAAAAAGATTATGATAACAGAGATTTCTGTTCTTTTGTTGTATCTAATCCTAGACAAGAGATGCGGAATGCCATGTTCCACCTTACAAGTCAATATAAAAAGGTACACTCGGCTGGGCCACATCTAAACAACATGAATGCCATTCTACCAAGAGATAAGTTAAAATATAAACTGGAGTTTCTCAACAACTATAGGTTTAACATTTGCTTTGAGAATGGTTCTTATCCTGGTTATGTTACAGAGAAAATTCTAAACGCATTCCAGACCAAGACAATGCCGATTTATTGGGGTAGCCCAACGGTTAATCGTGACTTTAATACCGAGGCCTTTATTAATGTTCATAATTTTAAAACCTTAGATGATGTTGTGGACTATATTAGACATTTGGATTCTCCTGCTGGTAAACAAGAGTACCTAGATAAGATAGAGAGAACTGTATTTAAAAATGATATTCCTAATGAGTTCACCGATTTAAATAACCTATGTGATTGGTGGGAAACATTTGTAATGGGTGGTAAATGAAAATATTATTTGTGGTTCACCGTTATGCTCCATATCCTGGTGGTAGTGAGTATTATGTCCAGAATATGGCCGAAGAAATGCTTAAACGAGGGCATGAAGTGTTCGTTTTGGCACCTACAAACCAAGGTGATTATAATGGTGTAAAGGTTCTGGATGATTTCTATTCATTAGGTGAAAAGTGGGACCTTATCATCGTTCATGGTGGTGATGTTCAGGCACAGAATATCGTTCATCTAAATGCTGATAGAATAAAATCTCCTGTTCTTTATCTAATTGTAAAACCAAGCGACAGTCAGATGTGTGTTCATGGTCTAAAACATCACCGATTCCTTGGTTACTCTACCAGCATGGATATTGATCATCTTAGAAAACATAATGTGTTAGAAAAAGGTCGTCGTATTCGGCATGGTATTGAGCAAGTAGCATATGTTAGACTAAATCTTGATAAAACAAAAACTATCTTTGTTTCTGCCGGTGGTTTTTATTCACATAAAGCAATGGGTCCTCTCGCCGAAGCATTTACTAAGGCCAAGATTCCTAATGCAGAACTCCATCTATATGGATACGGTGAGGAACATTTGATGCCTGCCGAGAATGATGCGGTCAAATGTTTCTTTGGTAAATCCAAGACGGATGTTTTATTTTCTATTTCTTCGGCCGATGCTTACATTATGAACTCCTATGAGGAAGGATTTGGGCTTGTTCTTCTTGAGGCTATGATGAATAAAACTCCATGGTACGCCAGAGATATTGCCGGTGCCAAAGATATGTGCTATTATGGCACCACTTATAAAGATGAAAAGGAGTTGATGGAACTTCTCCGTAATCATAAGAGAGATGAAGAAAAGATTGATAGTGCCTATAACTATGTCATGGCAAACCACACCATCCAAGATACCTGTAATGACATAGAGGATGTTTTATTGGAGACAAAATAATGAAAGTATCAGTTATCGGTGCCGGCGGGCACGTAGGATTTCCATTTGCCTGTGTCGTGGCCGAAGCAGGTCATAATGTATATGGTATTGATATCAATCAAGATGCCGTTGATAAACTAAATGCTGGTATCACACCTTATGCGGAAGAAGGTGGTGAAGATATTCTTAAAATCAATCTAAAGAAAGATAGAATCCTTTTTACCACCGATTTTGATTTCATCAAGGACTCTGATGTAGTTGCAATTATGATTGGTACGCCAGTTGATGGAGAAGGTAATGCCCGTCTTGATGACCTTTTTAATTTTGTTGATGATACTCTTATTCCTCGCATGAGAAAAGGACAGTTGATTGTCCTTCGTTCTACGGTATCACCTGGTACGACAGAGGTTCTTCGTAAGCATATTGAGAAGAACCATGGTTGGATAGAAGGTGAAGATTATTATCTTGTATTCTGCCCAGAACGAGTGGTTCAAGGCCGTTCTATTATTGAAACAACAAAACTACCGCAGATTGTCGGTGCCTTTAGTGAGGAGTCTTACTTACAGGCCGCATTATTCTTTAACAGTTTTATCAAGAATAAAGTTTTTCACCTTTCACCAAAAGAAGCGGAACTTGGTAAGTTGATGACTAACATGTATCGTTATGTAACCTTTGCCTTTGCTAATGAAATGTGGATGATTGGAGAGAAACATGGCATCAACATCGACAAAGTTATTGACGCATGTAACTATGATTATCCTAGAATGGATGTGCCTCATCCAGGTCCTAATGTTGGAGGCCCTTGCCTCTTCAAAGACGGCCGTTTCTTGCTTAGTGACATTCCCTTTGGCGATCTTATTAACACTAGCTTTCTTATTAATGAAGGTATGCCAGATTATGTGTTTAATCGCATTAAGGATATCAACCCGAACATCGATAAGGTCCTTATTCTAGGTGCTACATTCAAGAAGGACTGTGATGATACACGCAACAGTCTTTCATATAAAATGCGTAAGGTGTGTAAGAAGCATGGTGTTGAATCAGATATGTGGGATCCATTTATCAAAGCAGATACATGGATGATACCTCAAGAGGTGGATGCGGTTATTGTAATGACTCCACACACAGGTATGGATTCAGAATGGCCTCTAGATTGGTTTAGAAAAGATTGTATTGTTGCCGACCTCTGGAAAATGTATCCAGAAAGTAAACTAAGTAAGACAGGCATTTATAAAGTTGGAGATGTTAAATGAAAGTATTAGTATGCGGCTCGGAAGGGTCATTGATGCAGGCAGTTATTCCTAAACTGCTACGAGATAAACATGCTGTGTATGGTGCAGATAATCTTTGCCGTTATGGTGAGCGTCTTGGTATTGCTGGTGAAGGTTATGAGTTCCGCAAAATCGACCTTACAGATCGTCCATCGGTAAATGCTCTTGTCAAATCAGTTCAACCAGACCTAATCATCCAGGCGGCCGCCCGTATCTATGGTGTTGGTGGATTTAATAAGTATTGTGCCGATATTCTCGGTGAAGACCTAGCACTACATAATAACGTCCTCAAGGCCGCAGTAGACCACGGCGTCTCCAAAGTTGTTTATACCTCATCGTCTATGGTGTATGAGAACTGTGAAGGTACAGTTAAGGAAGATGATGTTGATCAGGTGATTGCTCCTTACACCGAGTATGGCCTTTCCAAGTTTGTTGGTGAAAAGATGTCGATTGCTTTTAAAAAGCAATATGGTGTTGAATATACCATTTGGCGTCCATTCAATGTTCTAACTCCTTATGAGCGAACGGAAGGTCAGCAAGGTATTTCCCACGTATTTGCTGACTTTATGCATGAGATTATAGTCAAACGTTCCAATAATATTCCTATTCTTGGTGATGGTGAGCAGATCCGTTGCTTCACATGGATTGATGAGGTAGCAGAGGCTATTGCTACACATTCATTCTCCGCTAAGACAAACGGTCAGGCCTTTAATCTTGGCAACTATGAACCAATAAGCATGAAGGACTTAGCACGAAGAATCCGTGTTATCGCAACCACTGAGTTTGGATGTCAGTTTGATTATGCTATGACCTTTGACCATAAACCAGGATATCTTAATGATGTTCGCCATCGTGTGCCTGATGTAACAAAGGCCAAGGAACTCCTTGGTTGGGAAGCACAGATGAAAGTTAATGACAGTTTACGTCTTTGCATTAAGGATGCTCTAAATGGATGAAGTTAAACTCATAATAGAAAAACCAGATAAATTTATTCTTGACATTGGTGCAGGACCACATCCTAAACCAGATTCAACAGATCGTATGGACATTCATCAATGGCCTAGCACAACAAAAGTCCATGACCTTCATAACATTCCATATCCGTATGAAGATAACACCGCAGAGAAAATTTATCTTGGAGATGTTATAGAACATTTGCTCCACTTTGCGGTTCCAGATGTATTGAAAGAAATTCATCGTATTCTAAAACCAGGTGGTACATTTGAGATCACCTGCCCAGATGTTATGTGGATTATGGAACGTATTGTCCACGGTGACTGGAAAGAAAAGGCTAATGTTGAATGGTTGAATAGACATGAAGATCCTTGGGAGAATGCCATGGACTATCTATTTGGTGGTTGGCGTCATCCAGAAGAATATAGAATACCAGGTATGGGCCACATTAATGGTTTCTGTGAGAAGTCATTGGTTAATCTTTTACAAGAAGCAGGATTCACGGGGATTTACCGTGAAGATGATGAACGTAACCCAGAACCAGCAAGAGGTGCGGTTCTAAAACTAATAGCAATCAAATGAAAAAATTTGTAGTCACAGGCTGTAACGGTTACATTGGCAGTCATATGTGCTATGAACTAAAGCGAACCTATCCGGATTGCTTTATCATAGGAGTAGATAAAAATGTTAGACCGCATTTGCGGCATCTTTATGATGCTTTTAGCTGTGTTGATCTTTCTCTCAACACCGCTTATTTCTCAAGAGGAGAAGTCGATTGCCTCTTCCATTTCGCAGCATATATCTCAGTGGAAGAAGGGGAAAGAGACCCTTGGTCATATTATAGAAACAACATCGGAGCCACCTTAAACACCATTGATATGGCAAAAAGATGTAAGATAAGAAACTTTATCTTTTCATCTACGGCTGCGGTGTATGGTGAGTCCAAAAGTCAAATGTTTGGTCATTTGTTGGAGTCACAACCGATGAATCCTGTTTCTGTTTATGGTAAGTCTAAGGCTATGTGCGAAACTATCCTTGAAGGTGTCAACGATATGAATGTGGCACGCCTAAGATATTTCAATGCCTGCGGTAGAAACGTAGAGGCCAACCTCTATGAAGAACATGATCCTGAAACACATCTGATTCCACTATTGGCAAAGAATAAAACTGCCACAATATATGGTGATGATTATCCTACGGTAGACGGAACTGCTATTCGTGATTATGTTCATGTGATTGATATTTGCCGAACACATATCGCGGCCTATGAATACATAAACTTCTTGGATAATACCAACATCGTCCTCAATATAGGTTCTGGTAAAGGTTATTCTGTGAAAGAGGTTGTTGATAAGGCCAACGACGTATTACATAATGGTGAAATGAGAATAGAGTATAAAGAACGCCGAGATGGTGACGTTCCTTATCTTGTTGCTGATAACACTAAACTAAAAGAACTATTAGGTTACTATCCACAATATACTTTAGATGATATTATGGAAAGTATGAAACCGTCACAAAACGGTTAATGTTGCAAAGCAATAAATAATAGGTCTCCTAACCAGAGAGGTTGTTTTGAAACATAAAGACCGAGTAAAGTACCGTTCTATTTTTATTTCGGACCTACATTTAGGAACCAAATATTCAAACGCAGAACTCCTACTAAACTTTTTAAAATCAACCGAAGCAGACCATTATTACCTTGTAGGTGATATTATTGACGGTTGGATGATGCGTAAAAAGGTTTATTGGCCACAGGCCCATAATAATGTTATTCAGTTCTTCCTCAAACAATCCAAAAAGGCCGCTACCGTTACCTATGTGACCGGTAACCACGATGAGTTCCTTAGAGAACATTCTGGAATCGTATTCGGAAACATCCAACTTGTGGATGAGGCCATACATTATGGTGTAGATGGAAAGAAATATATTGTTATACATGGAGATCAGTTTGATATTGTTACCATGAACGCCAAGTGGCTTGCCTATATCGGCGGAGTGTTGTATGATGCTATGATTGGTCTGAATGGTAAGATTCAATGGATAACAAGAACTTTAGGAATACCTGGGTTCTCCCTGTCCGCGTGGGCGAAGCACCACGTAAAAGAAGCCGTAAACTTTATAGGAGATTATGAAAATGTTGTTGCTGATGCCGCTTCTAAAAGACACGCTGATGGCGTTATTTGTGGCCACATCCACCAAGCGGCTATGAAAGACATACAAGGAGTCCAATACATAAACTGCGGTGATTGGGTAGAGTCCTGTACCGCAATAGTGGAACATTACTCAGGTGAGTTTGAGATTATATGTTATCTATGAAAAACGATGGTTTACTAAATAGGACTGTCCGTCACGGTGCGCTAACACCTACGGACTCTAATGCTATTTGGGAGCACCAGCCTATGACTATTTATCGTAATCGTATTTATCGTCGTATTTATGAACAACATCACGGTCCTATTCCAAAGGGACACCACATTCACCATATAGATGGTGACCACACAAATAATAATATAGATAACCTAAAATGTGTTACTTCACAAGAACACTACAACATCCATAAAAGTCAGGGTGATTGGGGTTCTTGTTGGGCAATGCTGACTACAGGACACGTATCCCTTACACCAGAAGAAAAGTCAGAGATTGCTTCTCTCCGTGAAATGGAAAAGGTAAAAAGTGGAGAACATCGTTTTCTTGACCCAGATTTTGTTTCTATGGTTGCTGAAATAAATAGCAACCGACTAAAAAAGTTGGCTAAAGAAGGTAAACATCCAGCACAATCTGAAAAGAATAGAAAAAGTTTTTCTAAAAGAAGTGAGAAAAAACAGAAAGAGTTATCTGATTCTGGTAATCATGTTTGGCAATCAAAAGAACACCGAGAAAAACTATCAAGTGTAGTTGCTGAATCCAATAGACGCCGAGCAGGTTTCAAGTGGTGGAATAATGGTGTAAAAAACAAACAATCAAAAGAATGTCCAGGTGAAGAATGGATATTAGGAAGAGTAAAGAAATGACTAAGATTGTTATATTTTCCGATGCCTCAAGTGAAAAGCAAATAAATGGTGTAAAAACTACTATTGAGATGACGAAAAAATGTTTGATAGAAAAAGGTTATGAAGTTTCTATTATTGGGCCAGACCAATATAGTTTGACTGTACCACTACAGCCTTCTACTGGCATTTATATGCCTATTTTTCCTATTGGTTTGGTTGAGGAGGCTTTGAGGGATGCTGACCATGTCCACATCGCAACAGAAGGAGCAATAGGACTTGCCGCCAGATACACCTGTAAAAAACAAAAACGAAAATACACTACAAGTTTCCATACTAAGTTTCCGGATTATTTGTATGAACATGCTTATATTTCACCAAGAGTTACTGGCAAGTATTTTCGTTGGTTTCATAGAAACAGCCATAATATTTTGGTACCTACCCCCGCCATGGTTGATTACTGTGCTAAACTCGGTATAAAGAAAACCAAGGTCTGGACACGAGGAGTAGATACATCTTTGTTTAGTCCTTGTATTGACCCAGAAAGTCGGGACAAGAATGGTCCTATCAAGGCAGTTTATGTTGGTCGTATATCGGCTGAAAAGAACCTTGAGGCATTTTTATCTATCAAGAATGGTTGGATACGCAAGACACTCATTGGTGATGGACCACAACTGGAAGAATACAAAGCAAAGTATCCTAATGTGAACTTTCTTGGTAAAAAGAATAAGTATGAGATTGCCAATGAGTTGAGAAAGCATGATGTATTTGCCTGGCCTTCTTTGACTGATACGTTTGGATTGGTTGTGTTAGAAGGTATGGCATCAGGTCTTCCTGTTGCTGCCTTCCGTAATGATGTGAATGAATATATTATTGAACATAATGTTTCTGGTGTATTACATGATAACGACTTGGAAGAGGCCATTATTGGTGCCCATATGTTAGATAGAAAAGATGCCGTAAAAAGAGCAAAACATTTCTCTTGGGAAGCGGCGACAGACCAGTTTTTGGAGAACTTGATATGAATGAGGAGATGTATGATGAAATATTTGATCTTGATCTCAATGGTGGTATTCTCCACGGTTGCTAATGCTCAATACCATTCCCTAAGTGGAGAGCCGGTACATAAGATACCGGCCTTCTCTTGGGAAAATCCTGGATGGAGTGAAGGTTCTACTTCATCAAATGCTACACACCATAACTTTCCTAATGCCAGCACCAGTTCCTCCAGTGGTGGTGGTTCCGTTCCTCCTTCTCGCCTCAACAATGACTTCGGTAATATGGATTGATCTATAAACAGATCATATGACCGTCTCCTGACCCATTTATAGATCATTTTAATGTAAACATCGGTTATGCTATTTTTGACATAATAACCGATTATGCTGGAAATAACATAAACAAATGTAAACAGGGTGCGACAATATGTCGCATTTACACAGTATATTCCTTGTGCTATAATATGTTATAAAATGAAACTGAAAAAGGAATACATTATGTGCCCTAACTGGTGTTCTAATAATCTCTCCCTATCACATAACGATCCGGCTATGATTTCCCGTGCCAAAGCGGCATTTGAGGAAAACAGGTTTTTTCAAGAGTTTGTTCCTCTTCCTGAGGATAAGAAGGATGACTGGTACGAGTGGCATATTGAGCATTGGGGAACCAAATGGGATATTGCCAACGGTTTCATCGGCATGGAGACTAATAAGGAACTGGAGTTAGGTTTTGATACGGCCTGGTCTCCGCCTATTGCTTTCTATAAGAAAATGGAAGAGTTAGGTTTCACCGTTGATGCCTCTTACCGCGAGGAAGGTATGTGTTTTGTCGGCGAGTATTCCGATGGTATTGATGAATGTTATGATTATGATTTTTCCGATGATGAATGGCGCGACCATCTACCAGAGCATATTGCCATGGAGTTGGAATCAGAGTATGATATATGGCTAGAATACCAGGAAGAAGAGAAAGCATTTGAGGAGTCCAAAGACTGATGGCTTTATTACCTGCCTATTACACCACCACTAATCTGCGGAAGCGGAAGGCCAAGAAACCTTCCAAGTCCGCTATTGCTCACGAGGAATGGTTGATGG